CCCGATCAGACAGCACGCGGAGGAATTGGGAATCCAGATCGCCGCGCAGAACTATGGCGCCGAGTTTTTTGGTAACAGTGGCGTTATTCAAGGCTACCTGAAATTACCAGGAGTGGTAAAACAAGAGCACAAAGAAGAGATCAAAAAGAGCTGGAAAAGCCTATACTCAGGCAGCGGCAACAGGCACCAAACGCCTGTACTTAGCCACGGCATGGAGTACCAGCGAATAGGGATACCGCCGGAAGAAGCCCAATTTTTAGAAACTCGAAAATATGGCGACTCCAAAATTGCACAGATTTACAATATCCCGCCGCACATGATTGGCGACTTGAGCAAGTCCAGCTTTAACAATATCACAGAGGAAACGATAAACTTTACTAGGCGAACCTTGAGCCCCTGGTTTATCCAGTGGGAGCAAGAGGCAACCTACAAACTGTTAAGCACGAAAGAACAGAAATCTATATCTATGGTGTTTGATCGATCTAATATCTTGAGAGGAACACCAAAAGAGGAAGCCGAGAAAGATAGCACGCTAGTCAATACCGGCGTTATAACGCGCAATGAAGCCAGGAAAGCGCGAAACCTCAACCCCATCGAAGGGTTAGACGAGATACTTGTACCGCTCAACATGGCCCAAACCGACGATAACGGCAACTTGCAGACAATAACGGAAAGCGAGCCGAACGAGCAAAACGACACACGCGCAGATATAACGCCATTATTCGAATCTTTTGCAAAACGCATGGCCAACGCAACCGGCAAGGCCTCGAGCGGGTGGGATGGGGCGTCTTATATTGATAACCAACTTGGCCCAATTTGCGAGGCTTTCGGACGATCAGACATAACAAAATCATTTAAAAGTGATTTTGAGTTGTGGCATAATCAAGAAAACTGTGATAGGCGCGCCATGACAAAAGAGGTTATACTAAACACATTGAGGGCATACTATGGAAATTGAGCGCCGGACATATACTGCAACAATTGAAAAAGGCGAAGAACGCAACGTAAAAGGCTATGCGAGCGTTTTTGGTAAGCAGTCCCAAGACTTGGGCGGCTTTCGTGAAATCATCGCACCAACGGCTTTCGAGGGGCGACTTGATGATGATGTTCGCGCCCTGTTTAATCATGATAGTAATTTGATTCTAGGGCGCACAACTTCTAAAACTTTGCGACTGTTTGTTGATAGTGAGGGGTTAGGGTATGACGTGGACTTCCCCAACACGTCATACGCTAACGACCTCCTAGAAAGTGTTAAGCGTGGAGATATAACACAATCGAGCTTTGCCTTCACTGTTCGAGAAGATGAGTGGCTATACGAGGATGACGAGATTGTAAGGGTGGTTCATCGCGCCGATAAGCTTTATGACGTATCGCCGGTAACATATCCCGCATATACTGACGCAACGGCGGCCATGAGATCATTAGATAAATTTAAAAACATTAAGCGAGATTTACAAAAACGGCTTAATGATTTAGAAAGAATTAAGACCCCAAAGTGGGCTTAATACCTCCTAAAGTGAGGACAAAACAAGAAACACACTAGCCTAACACTTGAGGGGGCTATTATGAAATTGCAAGATATGTTACAAGAGCGAAACGAAATCGCTACTAAAATGCGGGCATTGAACGCTGATGCTGCAAAAGAGGAACGCGCATTATCTTCAGATGAATCTGAAAAGTGGGATAAGATGTGTGCTCGCTTAGATATGCTAGATGGTGCCATCGAGCGCAGCAAACAGATTCCTGAAATTGTTGACAATGAAGAACTGCGCGAGACTTACAAAAAGTCTACTGAAGAAAAGCGCGACGAAGCCAAGAAGCCAAGTTATCAGCAAGCTTTCGCCAAGCTTATCCGAAGCACTGAGGCGGGCCATACTGAGCTTACACGGGAAGAACGCGACGCAATTCGAGAAGCTCGCGCTCAGTCAAAAGGCACCGATTCAGAAGGCGGTTACTTAGTGCCTGACGACTTCGTTAACATGTTGGTATCTCACCGTGCCGCGTATGGCGGTATTGAAGAGTTTGCCATGATGTTTAACACAGCAAGCGGTGCAGATATCCCAGTACCAACAAACGACGACACCAGCAACAGCGGCGCAATCGTTGCGGAAAACGCCGCGGATTCTGAGCAAGACACCGTGTTTGGTGAGATTAAAATGCTCGCTTACAAATACTCATCAAAAATTATCCGTGTATCTTTCGAGTTATTGCAAGACAATGAGTTCAACCTAGAAGCCTACCTTGCTGAAATCATGGGTGAGCGTTTGGGACGTGCCCAGGCTACGCATTTCGCGGCGGGAACTGGATCATCACAGCCTCAAGGCTTGAACGCTGCGACTTCTGGTAAAACAGCGGCGGCCACTGGTGCGGTCACATATGATGAACTACTGGATCTTAAGCACAGTTTAGACCCTGTTTACCGTGCTTCCGCTCGATGGTTCATGAATGACGCTACTTTGCTTGCA